CCCTTGAAGGTGTAGGTACTGTCCTGGGACTTGAGAAGCAGAAGCTCTCGGAAGGCAAGGAACTGATCAGATATTTCTGCCAGCCATGTACACCGACCAAGTCCAACGGTGGCAGAACAAGGAACCTGCCCTCAAATGCTCCGGACAAGTGGAGCCTGTTCAAGTGCTACAACCTTCGTGATGTAGAGACCGAGATGGGGATACAGAAGAGACTCTGCAGGTTCCCGGTTCCTGATTCCGTGTGGGATGAGTATCACATAGACCAGGAGATAAACGACCGTGGGGTGAAGGTCGACCTTGAGCTCGTCAAGGAGGCGATAGCACTGGACGGGATATCCAGGACTGAGCTCATGGACAGCATGAAGCGCCTTACTGAGCTTGAGAACCCCAACAGTGTTCAGCAGATGAGGCAGTGGCTGTCCGATAACGGACTTGAGACCGAGAGCCTTGGAAAGAAGGTTGTGGCTCAGTTGATAACAACAGCAACACCGGAACTCCAGAAGGTGTTGAGGCTTCGTCAGCAGCTTGCAAAATCCAGCGTCAAGAAATACCAGGCCATGGAGAATGCAGTGTGCAGCGATGGAAGGGCAAGAGGTATGTTCCAATTTTATGGAGCCAACCGTACAGGTCGTTTCAGTGGAAGACTTGTGCAGTTGCAGAATCTTCCCCAGAACCATCTTCCAGATCTCTCTGAGGCAAGAGCTCTGGTGCGTAGTGGCAACTACGAGGCGCTCTCCATGCTCTATGAGGATGTTCCTGCAACACTCTCACAGCTCATTAGGACCGCCTTTGTTCCTGCTGATGGAACTCGATTCATCGTATCCGACTTCAGTGCAATAGAGGCCAGGGTGATAGCCTGGATGGCTGGAGAGCAGTGGAGGATGGATGCATTTGCAAATGGGGATGATATCTACTGCGCCAGTGCCTCCCAGATGTTCCATGTTCCTGTAGAGAAGCATGGACAGAATGCAGAACTCAGACAGAAAGGCAAGATTGCTGAATTGGCGCTCGGCTATGGTGGGTCTGTAGGTGCTCTCACTGCAATGGGTGCACTTGATATGGGACTTGCTGAAGAGGAACTTCAGCCCCTGGTCAATGCCTGGAGAACAGCTTCACCTAACATAGTGCGTTTCTGGTGGGATGTGGACAGTGCTGCAATTGGAGCTATCAAGTACCGTACAACATCAAAGACTCATGGAATCCTGTTTGCCTATCGCAGCGGCATGCTCTTCGTGACTCTCCCTTCAGGCAGGAACCTCACCTATGTGAAGCCAAGGATAGAGACTAATCAGTTCGGAGGGGAGTGCATCACATACGAAGGTGTCGGTGGCACAAAGAAGTGGGAGCGCCTTGAGACCTACGGCCCGAAGCTGGTTGAGAACATAGTCCAGGGAACAGCCAGGGACATCCTCTGCCATTCAATGAAGAATCTCAGAGAGTGCAGGATTGTCATGCATATACATGACGAACTCGTGATTGAGGCTCCAGCAGATCTGACTCTTGAATCTGTATCAAGCCGTATGGCCATTACTCCTGCATGGGCTGACGGTCTTCTGCTACGTGCAGATGGCTATGAAACCTCCTTCTACAAAAAAGATTGAGAATTTTTCGTCAAAACGGAAATTCCTGTCCATTGGAGTAGTGAAGGGTGAAAAGAACACCCGAAGGAGACGTTTATGAGTATCGATATCCATAACCACGAAGGCTATGTGGATCCTACTCCTTATCACGCATTGAAGAAGGAGAGCAGGGCACTCAGAGCATTCAGGCCCATTGTGTATATCTGCTCTCCATATGCAGGGGATGTCCAGAGCAATGTTGAGAATGCCAGAAAGTATTCCAGGTTCGCAGTGGACAAGGGATACATCCCAATTGCCCCTCATCTTCTGTTCCCCCAGTTCCTTGATGATGACGATGCCGGTGAACGAAAGCTGGGTCTTTTCTTCGGCAATGCAATCATGAGCAAGTGCTCCGAGGTCTGGGTGTTCGGAAGCAGGATATCGGAGGGGATGAAGGCAGAGATCAGGCGAGCCAGGTGGAAGAACTACAGGGTCCGTTATTTTGATGAGAATCTTGAGGAGGTCAAAGGTGTACGAGGTCAAAGAGAACAGCAGGAAGATGCATAACGGAGCAGTTATCAGAACATTCAGCCGTGAGATTGTCAGTGCGAACATTCTGGAGGTTGAGGCCGGTACAACAGGTTACATGGGTGGTGATGGTGGCCATGGTGGGCGCACCTATTTCCGAATCAAGGATATCGGAAGCACATCGATCAAAGTGGTTCCACTTGGAAGGGATGCGGATGAAGGCTTTGAGGTGTATCTGGCCGGTGACTGCGAGCTTGAGACGATGATCACTGCCCTGAAGTTCATAACCAAGGTCCTTGAGGATGAGGCCGGGGAGGTGGCTGACTGATGAAGATTACACTCTACTGTGCAGATGGAGTCGGGAAGCCTGAGAACTGCCTGTATCCATACGAGCACCAGATCTCGGATGTCCTGGATCTGAAGAAGGCATTGAACCATGACTACGTATGTGCCCAGTACAGGAACAGCTACCGCAACAACGACAATTTCCTCGGCAGCGACTGTCTTCCTGTCGACTGCGACAACGACCACTCGGAGGATCCCGATCAGTGGATCTATCCATCTGATGTTGCCAGGGCTTTTCCGGATGTCGCATTCGCTGTCCACTATTCACGTCACCATATGAAGGTGAAGGCAGGAAAGGCTGCAAGGCCACGCTTCCACGTTCTCTTCGCCATAGACAGGATCGAGGACGCAAAGGAATACAGTGACCTCAAGAAGCTGGTGAACCTGGTGTTCCCATACTTCGATACAAGGGCATTGGATGCTGCCAGATTCTTCTTCGGGACACAGAATTCCCAGGTCGAGATCTTCGATGGACCCATGACCCTGACAACCTTCCTCAATGACGAGGATTTTGACAGCGACCTGGGAGACGGCCAGTACGGACACACTGTAATAGAGCAGGGAAGCCGAAATGCCACCATGTCACTCTATGCCGGAAAGGTGCTCAAGAGATACGGCAACACTGATCAGGCTCATGGAATGTTCCTGGAATACTCCAAGAACTGTGAGCCACCACTCGGCTCGGATGAGCTTGATGCTATCTGGAAGAGTGCTCAGCGTTTCTTCTCCAAGGTCTCTGGTCAGCAGGATTATATCCCACCAGAGCAGTACAACCAGGAGCTTCTTCTGAAGCCCGGAGACTACTCTGATGTCGGCCAGGCGATTGTACTCTCCAAGGAATACATCGACAGGCTCAGGTATTCTCCCTCGACCGATTACCTTGTCTACAACGGTAGTTTCTGGGAGGAGTCCAAGCCAAAGTCGCAGGCCCTGGCGCAGGAGCTTACCACAAGGCAGCTTGAGGAGGCAGAAACCGAGATCCGCAAGGTCGTGGATGAGATGGTAAAGAACGGTGCGTGGTCGCTCATTTCATCAATGGGCTCCAAGAAGGCCCAGGGTGCAATGTCCGCAGCTCAGCTCCGTACCTACGACAAGTATGAGGCGGCGGTCACATACAGGAACTATGCAATCAAGCGCAGGGATTCCAAGTACATAACATCGGCACTTAAGGAAGCCCACCCAATGCTGGAGATCGACCAGAGAAACCTGGACAGTGATGCTTTCCTCCTGAACACACCCTCTGCCACATACGATCTGAGCAAGGGGATAGAGGCCAGGCATGAGCATGATCCCAAGGACTTCATTACCAAGCAGACATCGGTGGATCCGGACAACGAGAACAGCGAGATTTGGGATGATGCCATGGATACCTTCTTCCAGGGGGACAAGGAACTGCAGGCATATGTCCAGGATATAGCCGGTCTTGCAGCAATCGGAAAGGTGTGTCTGGAGGCTCTGATCATAGCATACGGAGAGGGGCGAAACGGCAAGTCCACATTCTGGAATGCGATAGCCAGGGTCATGGGAACCTATGCCGGCAACATGTCAGCAGACACACTCACTGTCGGCTGCAAGAGGAACGTCAAGCCAGAACTGGCTGAGGCCAAGGGCAAGCGTCTTCTGATAGCAGCAGAGCTGGAGGAGGGCATGAGACTCTCGACCTCGAATGTGAAGCAGCTGTGCTCAACTGACGAGATCTACGCCGAGAAAAAGTACAAGGATCCGTTCTCCTACATCCCTACGCACACACTTGTGCTCTACACCAACCACCTGCCTAGGGTGGGTGCCCTTGATGCAGGTACCTGGAGACGTCTGATCGTGATTCCGTTCAACGCCGTCATAGAGGGCAGGAGCGACATAAAGAACTACTCGGACTACCTGGTGCTCAAGTGTGGAGGGGCAATCCTCTCCTGGATCATCGAGGGTGCAAGACGGGTTATAGCCAAGGACTACAGGATCTCACAGCCGAAGGTCGTATCAGAGGCTATCAGGAGATACCGGGAGAACAACGACTGGCTCTCACAGTTCCTTGAGGAGAGCTGCGAGGTGGACAGATCCTACTCTGCCAGATCCGGTGAATTCTACAACGCATACCGCAGCTATTGCATGCAGGTGGGTGAGTACATTCGCAGCACGACAGATTTCTACACTGCCATAGAGCAGGCGGGATTCGAGAGGAAGCGCTCCAAGAGTGGAGCAACGATCATGGGAGTCAGACTCAAGTCTGATTTCCTGAAGGACTGAAGCCAATGGTGACGGTCTATGTATGTCTTTTACTAAAGATTTCTATAGGACTGAAAAATGCCTCTATAGGAAAAGTTACGGAAATAAGTGCCATAGACCATCACCAGAGCTCTCAAACCATTGCAGGAGAAGAAAATGCGAGAGAAGTCCATTGAGTTGAAACTTGTGAAGGCAGTCAGGAACAAAGGCGGTCTGGCACCAAAGCTGACCTGTCCGGGATTCGATGGCATGCCGGATCGCATGGTACTGATGCCCTGCGGACACATCTTCTTTGTGGAGGTTAAGGCTCCAGGAAAGAAGCCAAGACCCCTGCAGGAGACAAGGCACAGACAGCTGAGGGCACTTGGGTTCCTGGTGTTCGTACTGGATGACGTTGAAAAGATTGATGAGATAGTCGGCAAGACTGAGGAGATATGATGACACAGCTTATTGAATTGAATGATGGCAGAATCGAGATCGTACAGAGGGTTGAGGACCTTCTCCCTCTCATCGAGAAGCATATGGGTTACGACTCCATGCAGTACCTCAGAGAGTATCTTGAGGAGCAGGAGAAGGCCAGAAAGGAATACGAGGATCTTCAGAAAAAATATGATGAACTGCAGGAACGCAAGAAGGAAGTCCTGGAGGACCTTATGGTCAGATGCGACAGGATTGCCTCCTGCTTCTGGGACGAAGGCTGTGACGAGGCCGGAATGACTGCAGCAATCGAGGCTCTGGATGAAGTCATCAGAAAGGAGCTTGACTGATGGAGAAGCTTTCAAGGGACCTCATGCATGATTACCAGAACCACTGTGTCTCGTTCCTTGAATCCAGGCAGCAGTCCATGCTGATCCTGGAGATGGGACTTGGCAAGACGGCCATAAGCCTTACAGCTGTCCTGGATCTCATGTTCGACAGTTTCGAGGTTTCCAAGGTACTGGTAATCGGTCCTCTCAGGGTCGTGAACAATGTATGGCCAAAGGAAGTGGCCAAGTGGGAGCACACCTCGTTTCTCAGGATGAGTGTCGTATCCGGTACAGCAAGGCAGAGAGAATCTGCTCTCAGTACCAAGGCCGATATCTACGCCATCAACCGCGAGAACGTGAAATGGCTGGTTGACCGCTACGAGAAGAAGCGTCAGAGATGGCCATTCGACATGGTCATAATCGATGAGCTTTCAAGCTTCAAGAACCACACAAGTGCAAGGTGGAGAGCCATGAGAAGGATACGTCCAATGGTCAGACGCATGGTCGGTCTCACCGGAACCCCTTCACCAAACGGACTTATGGATCTCTGGGCACAGGTGTATCTGATCGACAACGGTCAGCGCCTGGGAAGATTCATCGGGCGTTACCGTGAATCCTACTTCAAGCCCAAGGAACTCAACCCCTTCACAGGAATTGTATATCGCTATGAACCGCTTCCGGGAGCAGAGGATGCAATATACGAGCGCATCAGTGACATCACAGTCTCGATGAAGGCCCTGGATTATCTGGATATGCCAGAGTGTGTCATGGTCGACCATGAGGTCCAGATGGATGAAACGGAAAGGAAGGTCTATGAGTCCATGAAAGAGGATCTGCTGGTGGAACTTGAAGGTCAGACAATAGACGCCTCCAATGCAGCGGTCCTTTCAGGCAAGTTGCAGCAGCTCTCCGGTGGTGCTCTGTATGGTGAGGACGGAGAGGTGCACATCATACACAGCAGGAAGCTGGATATGCTTGAGGATCTTGTGGAGCAGGCAAACGGCCAGAGCGTACTTGTCTGCTACTGGTTCCGTCACGAGAAACAGAGGATCATCGAACATCTGACTAAAAAGGGATTCGATGTCAGGGAACTTCTCAGTTCCGATGACATCAACGACTGGAATGAAGGGAAGATTCCTGTCGGTCTGATTTCTCCTGCATCTGCAGGTCACGGGCTTAATCTCCAGGATGGAGGACACATCCTGATCTGGTTCTCACCGATCTGGTCACTGGAACTGTATCAGCAGACAAACGCGAGGCTCTGGAGACAGGGTCAGAAGGATGTCGTGACCATACACCATATCGTAACAGACGGTACGGTCGATGAAAGGATCATGAAGGTCCTGAAATCCAAGGAGCAGGTGCAGGAAGCTCTCATCGAAGCGGTGAAGGCGGAGATAGGAACGGGGAGGCTCTCATGAACAGAATAGGAGCAGGCAGACTTGCAGCGGCAGTCATCTCCCAGGCTCTTGAGGAGCTCAAGGACCTGACCCGTAGGCTCAAGGGCAACCCATGCAGGAAAGTGGAAGAGGACATCAACTACGAGATTGACAAGCTCTATGACTTCTTCCACTCGGAGTGGTTCGAGATACTCTGCGGTGTCGGAGGTCTTGATCCTGAATATGTAAGAAGACTTGTAGAGGAGGTTATAGATGAGATCTAGGGATTATCTCAGAAGAGCATTTGAAATCGACAGAAGACTGCAGGCAAGATACCGCAGACTCAAGGTACTGGAGTCACGTGCTTCGGGTTCCTACAGCAAGGCGAATGAAGAGATGACTTCCCATCCTCTGTATGTCAAATCCCGTATGGAGGAGAATGCTGTGAAGGTTCTTGAACTTAAGGACCTTATTGAGGAAGACGAGAACACTCTCAAGCAGGTCAGAACTGAAATCAAGAATGCAATCTACTCGATCGGTAACGAGACCTACATCTCTCTTCTTGATATGAGATACCTCCAGTACATGTCCTGGGAAGAGATCTGCAGCCAGTTCGGATTCTGTCTCAGCTATGTCTATAGGCTTCACGGGAACGCTCTCGAATTGATACACGCACCTGAAGATATTCAGTAGAAAAAAGTAGAAAAAAAGAGACTTGAAGAGAGTATGAAGCCGGAAGTATTTTATAGTCGAAGAAAGTGTATCAAGAGGTCCGGGAGTGATTCCGGGCCTTTTTCGTTGGTGCACACAGAAGAGGAGATGCAGATGAATCAGAACGCTGAGCAGAAGGAAAAGATAAGGAGCCTAATTGAGCAGTCCCTGTCTGCCTGTCTGCCTGAGAGTGTGTCCAGTCTGCATTCAGTATCAGGTGTTGATCCTCTTGTGGAGAGTCTTTCAGATGAAGTCCTTTCTTTGATCTCATCCAGGATACAGATCCGTACCTGTCCTAAGTGCGGCAGAGTCTTTGCAACAGTAAACCCACGACAGTGGTTCTGCTGCCATGACTGTGCAAAGGTCTATGGCAAGTCCAGCTTCAAGACAAAGCTTGAGTCTGACCAGGCTCTGTCAGTCTACAACAAAGCTTACAAGGCAATGTCTGCAAGGAACACCAGAGGCAAGCTCTCCAAGGACGATCTTTACTCCTGGAGAGCCGATGCCAAGGCAACGCTTGAGAGTCTTAGAGCAGGAGAGATTACATTCGAGGAGTTCCACAGAAGGATTACAAGTGGAATCAGAAGATGGGAGCGCTTCGAGGAGGTCTGCTGATGTGGTTCCTCTTCATGCTTCTTGTCTTTGCTGTAGGTTATGTCCTTGATGGATTGATTCATCTGATTGAACTGATTGTTGAAAGGAGAGGCTGATGCCATATCGTCCAAAACGACCCTGTTCCTACCCAGGTTGTCCGAATCTTACTGATGGAAGATATTGTCCAGAGCATAAGAAGATCATGGATGCACAGTACGATATGCGTATCCGAGACAAGGGAGCCAGGGAATTCTACATAAGCCATGAATGGAAGAAGCTCAGAAGGAACTTCCTGATCGAGCATCCATTCTGCGAGGAGTGCCACAGACAGGGGAGACTGACCAAGGCTACGGTCGTTGACCACATCATTCCTATAAGGCAAGGCGGTCCTGCTCTAGATGAAGAGAATCTTCAGGCTCTGTGTGCCTCTTGTCATGGGGCTAAAAGCATAAAGGAAGGATCAAGATTTTAATCACTTGAGTTATTAAGCTATAGCAGCTCCAACAATCTGAGATATAGAACCCAGACATATCAGAGCAATTCCTGGATAAGCCACCCAGGGATTTGGTGCTTTAATGAATTTCCCCCTCTTTGGAATTGCGAAACCCAATAGACCCGTTCCGATCAGAACCATAACGAGCCCTGCAATAGTGAATACTTTCGACCACATTTATTTCTCCGGCTATGCATAACTTTTTCTGAGTATAGCATGAAAAGCCGACCCAGGGGCGGTCTGAATCTCTACGACCCATTTCATGAAGACCGGGCGGCCCCCTTTACGCGCAAAAATTCAAATTCAAACGGGGGATTAACCCATACATTTTTGGAGAACTCAATGGCTAAAGACGGAACCAAGAGAGGAGGCAGACGTCCAGGTGCTGGACGCAAGCCCAAGGCTCTCATTGAAAAGCTGAATGAAGGCAAGGAAGTGGATATTCTTTCTGAAGGAACCAGTAATCTCAAGGCCTTCAAGAGTCCTGAGCCTGAGGAATACATGAGGCAGAAGCAGAAGGCTGGAATAGATCTGAATGCACTGCATGCCTTTGATGAAATATGTGCCTGGCTTAAAGAGAGAGGATGTCTAGAGTTGGTAAATCCGTACATTCTTCGACAATATGCCATGTCGGTAGCAAGATGGGCGCAGTGCGAAACTGCTCTCAATGAGTTCGGTCTACTTGCCAAGCATCCAACGACCGGTGCTCCCATTGCATCACCGTTCCAGGCCATGGCCAACTCATATCTCAAGCAGGCTGAAAGCCTCTGGTACAGCATCAACCAGATAGTGAAAGAGAACTGCAGCACACCATACTCGGACTCTCCTCAGGAGGATCTGATGGCAAGGTTGCTGGATTCATAGAAAGTTTGAAAAACAATCAAACGAAATCAAATTAATCAAACGAG